ACCCAGGGCTTTCCACGAGCCGCTCGGCCGTGGCCCAGCACCGGATGGCCTGCATTCAGGCGGGCGGAAACCTTTGGCTACTCGCCCGGCACTACGACGTGCGATTGACCTCCCTGGAGCGCGAGCTGCGGCTCTGGCGGCTCGCCCAGGTGCTCGCGACACCCGTCGCGATACTGCTGGCGGCGCTATACCTGCGCCGCTGTTGAGTCGCGCCTTCGCTTTTTGCGAATTAACGAATGTAAAGCCGGAGCCAGTCCAAGTGCCTGCAACGACACAACACCCACATTGCGCCATGTAAACGGAGACGCGACGAATCCCTAGTAAAGGCGCGCACTTACAGTTGACAGCTCCTCGGAGTCGTGGCTTTCTGGACTCACACGACCATGATCAGCCAGACAGATCCCCGGAAGCTGAAGGCGCTTTTGAAGGACTCCCAGGCCGTCAATTCAGAGGAGGAAGACGAGGAGGAGGGCGGCGCGGACGGGGGCTCCGGCTCCGACGGTGCCGACGACACGGACGATGAGGGCGCTGGTGGCGATGCGGGCGACGATGATGAGCAGACGACGGTCGAGTCTCTGACGTCGTCTTTCAAGCCCGCCGTCGCGGCTATCAACGAAATAGTCGATGAGTTCCGCACCGGGACCGACGCTCAGCCCAAGGCGGGCCTAGAGCGGCTCGAGGAGGAGATCAACGCCGAGCTGGTGCACGACTTCTGCGCCTGGACCGACGACGTCGGCAAGCGCGACTTCCGGGCCCTGGGCGACGGGCTCGACCTCGAGGATGTCGACGGCTTCGTCGGCTGGTGCCGAGCGGTGCACAAGATGGAGCAATCCGGTGAAGAGATGGGCGACGAGGGCGGCGACGAAGGCAGCGACGAAGGTGGCGGTGACGACGAGGGCGGCGACGAAGGTGGCGAGGGATAGCCGATGGACCGTCGCAAGAACGGCCTGCGCCAGTACTCGCACCCCATCGAGGGACTGGTCAACCCAGATCTGACGTTGAATCTGCCCGAGACTGACCCACGCTTCACGGCAGAACCTCAGGAGTATGGGCCCGAGCCCGCTAGTGGCATCAGCGTCGCCGGCAAGTCGGCCGACGCGAAGATTGGTGTCCAGCACCAGAAGGCGCTGGCCGAGACGCTGCCGCCTTGCCCGCAGCGCGGCTTCCCGGTCTCCGTCCGAGCGAGGAAAACGCGATGAGCACAATCGGCAAAGACATTTCGCCGGGGCGCGCTCGAGCGCTCCAGCTATCCGGCTCGAACCTTGAGCCGGACATGCAGTATCCCGCGCCCGACGGCCTCCCGGCCGGACCGCGCGCAGCGGAAGACTTGGCGGCCAAAGCCGTACCGCCGCTCAGTCACGACACGCCGGGGCCCCGGGCCGCGCGCAGGTCGCCAGTGAAGCGGAAGTAACGGCGGCACCAAAGGAGATCCTCCATGTCCGAAGACAGAGACACGACGCAAGAGTATGACCAGAAGCACGGCGCGCCGAAGGGCTACGAGCCCGGCGAGAACGACACCGGCCCGGCCTCGGCGCCCATCCACAGCAAGCCCTCGCCCGTCCAGCACGGCGAGAGCGGCGTCAAGTAGACGCAGCGCTACGGCAATTCCCTCACAACCCACACACACACGAGGCATAGACGATGTCCAGTACCACGACGGCCCCCACCTACCTCCGCGACAAGCTCAATAGTCCATCCCTGGGCAAGGGATCAGACGCCAACCTGCTCGCCCCGATGGGCGACATGCTGGCCGTCATCCTGACGGCCCTCATGGGAGCGACCGGCTTCGCGTTTTCCGATACCGGCGTGAGCGTGACCTCCAATCTCGGCCAGCTCTCGCAAGCCCCCACCCAGAATGGCCTCTTTGTCGTCAAAGCGACGACCGGCTCCACCATTGGCATCAAGCAGCTGGTGACCGACCCCACGGTCACGCTGACCACCGGCCAGGTGTACTGGGATGGCGGAATCAACTTGACGTTCGCTGCGGTCGACGGCGTGACGGCGTTCTCGGCGCTCTACTCGAAGAGCGACCTGACGCAGAATATCTCCGTGCTGACCCAGCAGGTCTCGCCCTAGTAGGAAACGCAAGTGGCAGGCACAAGCAATCCGAGCACTCTCACGATCGTCGAGACCCTCAGAGCCAAGCTGAACGACCCAGCCCTGGGTAAGGGGGCAGACGCCAACCTGTTGGCACCGCTCGGTGACCTGCTGTCGGTGCTCCTCACGGCCTCGCCCGGAGGCGGATCCGTGCCGGAGCCAACGGTTGGGGCAGCCATCTCCGGCACCGCCAGTGCGTCGGCTGTCAGCCAGACCAGCAGCACCGTCGCGACGGCGGCTGCCGCCAGCCAGACGAGCTCCTACGTCCAAACGGACGTGCAGACCATCGCTACTTTGGCGAACGCGCTCAAGGCGGCGGTCAACCTCATTGTCACGGACATCGCGGCGATCCTCGTGCAGCTGAACAGGCTCGCCGTCGATAGCGCCGGCTCGGGCGGACTCGTTGCGCGCGTGAACCAACTGCGGACCGACGACCTCGCGATGAATGAGTCGGCCGTCTCGGGCGCGACCGAGTCGGGCGTCACGGTCGCGAGTAACGCCTGCCAGCTCGCCCAGTCCCCGACGCCAAACGGCCTGTTCCAGGTCGTAGGCTATGGGACCGTTGCCGGGGTAAAGCAGCTCGTCACCAGCCCGGCCCAGGCGCTCGTGAGCGGCCAGGTGTACTGGGATGGCGGCGTTAACCTGACCTTCTTCGCTGGCGACGCGATCGCCAGCTGCGATGTCACGTACGCGAAGGGCGACCTGTCTCAGCAGGTCTCGGCTCTCCTGCAGACCGTCTCGCCGTAGGCACAGACGCGAGCCCAACCAATGTTTTCCCCGCAGCACCCCATGCAGCCCTGGAAGTACCAGGGAAGCCCCTGTGGTGCGCAAGGTGACTCCAAACCTTGCGAGCGCCCGCTCGCCGAAGTCGTCACTCGTGACGACGGCGACGATACAGCCGGTGACCGCGACGTAGACGAGTAGCCCCACAAGGAGCGAGTCATGCCAGACCCAGTCAGCACAGCACCAGTACCAGCCCCAGCCCAACAGCCAGCAGCAGACCCGAATCCCCAAGTACCAGTTACCGGCATTTCGCCAGCGAGCTCTGTAGAGAGCCCACCTCCCAGCGGCAAGAACCTCATCATCCCGGTCAGTGCGATGCGCACGCGCCTGGACGAGGCGAGGGCTACTGGCCGGCGGGCCCTCACCGTGGAGCTCGATAGAGATGCTCAAGCCCTCGGGTACGCCAGCCACGCCGCGATGATGGACCATCTAAAGCGACGCAACGGCCAGCCGCCGAGACAGCAGGCACAGGCGCATCAGCCGGCCGCGAGACCGGCCGCCCCATCCCCCGCTCAAACTACCGAGCACGTTGCCCCGCCCAAGAATCCCCAAGACCGCAAGGCCTTTGAGAAACAACAGGCGCGGATTCGCGAGCTCGAGCGGCGCGAGCAGCTTGCCCAGCAACAGGCGAGGGAAGAGGCGTCGCGTCGCAAGAAGGCGGAGCGAAAGGCCCAAGCCGCAGAGGCGCGCGCCAATCTGGAGCGCATCGCTGCCGGGGTGGGCATCAAGAAGATTGGACAGGCGCTCTTCCTGTTCCAGGAAGCGCACGAGGGGAAGTCGGTCGAGGAGCTCGCGCAAGTAGACGAGGCGAAATTCTTCGAAGCGCTTCGTCAGACGGATCCGTATCTGTTCGGGGAAGTCACTCTACCGGCGACCACCGGCACGAGCAGCGCCGTTCCGGGCGCTCGCACTCCTCCGACGCCGTCGGCGACCTCGGTTGCCGCGGCAGGTGCGAGCCAGGTCGACGTCATGAAGATGTCGGATGACGAGTTTGCGCAGCACAAGCGCAATCGAGGCATCCGCGTCGTCAGCGCGGGACTCGGCTAGACAGCGGGCACGGGGGCACGGACAGCGAACCCAGACACATAGGCGAGAGAGAGGAAACACATGAATTTCTCAGTCATCCAACAAGATCCAACCATTCGCGCCCTCGTGCAGGACAACTCCCTTGTCCGGCAATTCCGCGACCCACTCTTGCCCCGGAATCTTTTTCGTGGCGAGGCGGCGGCAGTGCACCAGCCCGGAAACGCTGGTGACTTCTTCGTGTTCACCGGGGCCGGCCTGATGAGCCCCAACCCGAACCCGCGCAACCCGAAGAACGAGCCTGCTCCCAAGGATTACCAGAAGGAGCAGTGGAACATGCAGCTCCACGAGTACTACGACCGATGCCCGGACACCCACATGCCGACGTCGATCGTGGCCATCGTGAACCTGCTGAACGAGAACCTGGCCGCACTCGGCAAGAACGCCGGACAGACCCTCGACCGTGCAGTGCGCGACCGGCTCTACAACGCCGGCATGAGCGGCTGGACGGTGGCCGCGGCCAACGCCGCGGCCACCGCCACCACGGTGTCGGTGGTGCGCCTGAACGGCCTCACGACCTCGCGCCGACCCGACCTGACGACCGGCAGCCCAGTTCAGTTCCAGACCATCAGCAGCAACAACCCGCTGCAGATCAACTACGTCCACGGCGGGACGCAGTACAGCTTCGCCGCCATCGGCTTCACACCAGAGTTCAGCGGTGATGAGGTTGGCCCGGGCACGCTGACGGTTGCGACCGGCGGCATCCCGACGGCCATCAGCGCCCGTGACGCAATTTGGTCGAGCGACTCGACCAACATTATCCGCGCCGCGGCTGGCGCCAACTCCATCGACGCGCTCTCCAGCACGTCGACCAATGGTTTCACCTACGACCTGTATCGCCAGGCGATCGGGCGGCTCGAGGACATGAGCGTGCCCAAGATGGCGGACGGCTACTACCACGTGCACATGAACAGTTACTCGAAGGGGGAGCTGTTCTCGAGCGAGGAGCAGCAGCGCCTGCTGACGTCGTTGCCTGACCACTATTGGTTCAAACGCTACACACTTGGCGAGGTGCTCGGCGGGCTCATCTTTAACGACGTCCAGTGCCCAAGGAAGAACACGGTCATTGGCGGCGCCACCAACACCTACGTCGGTGGAGAAGAGGGAGAAATGTTCGGTGGCGAGACCATCAACACCTCCGGCCTCGAGGTGCAGCGGCCGATCTTCCTGGGCGCCGAGTCGGTGTACGAGTACTACAACGACCTCTCGGGCCTCGTTACTGAGGCCGGCGTGTGCGGCGTGGTCGGCGAGTTCCAGCCGGCCGAGCTGACCAACAACGGTGTCGAGATCAACGTCGACCGCGTGCAGGTCTACATCCGGGCGCCCGTGAACGTTAAGGGCGACATCGTGACGAGCATCTGGCGCTCGATCATGGACTGGCCGACCCGCACCGACGCCACCACGGGTGATGCGGCGCGCATGAAAAGAACCGTTGTCGTCGAACACGTATAGCCATCAGCGGCACGCGCTGGTAATCGACGATGCAGAGCTCGCAGGACAGCCGCCACACGAACGGGGCCTCGGCTCCGTGCGGCTCTCCTGCGTCCAGATTTGCCCCTCGGGGCAATAAAGGGCCTGGACTCTTTCCGAGTCGTAAGCACACACGGTCGTGTCGTTGTGCTCTGGCCCGCCGGATCTGTGGTTGCGCTTCGGCGCTTGCCCGCACGAAAGGTCCGGTTCGCCGCACGCGCCTGAAGGTTGCCGATACGAGTTGTGCCCGCTTGGTCAGTGGGCCTCCACGCCGGCTTTATGATGGCGAGATCGGACTGGCTTCGGCCTCGTCCGATTCTTTGTGTGGCATCAGGCAGGCACGCGAGCCCTGGCATTTCGGTGCCTTGGGGTTGCATGTCGGCCTTGGTGGCTCGGCTGAATTTCGGCCGTTGGTGACTGATGTCATGACGTTCGACTCTTGCCCGTGCAGTTCCCCTCGTGCTGGGTTAAGCACGTATCTGCCGACGCTGGAGTCGAACGCCCCACCGCTTTTTGCCTGAGAAAGGCCCATCCCATGAGCGTTCTGAGCGATAGAACGGCGAAGTCGTCGAAGAAAGAAGCCGAGCCGGCCACGGTCGATGATGCGCGCATGACGCCCGAGCAGTTCGCGGCGGTGCATGCACCCCCGGAGCCCGCGGCTCCCCCACCTCCGTCCCCGGTACGTGCACCGGCTCCGGTCAAAGATGATCGGCCCGTCAAGGTGCGGGTCACGGCGGACGCGAAGATCCGCCTCGGCTCGTCGGTCTGGCGCTTCCGCAAGGGAGACATGTTGAGCTCGCAGCACTACATGCCGAGAGCCTTTCGCGACATCCTGGCCAACGTCCACACGGAGCCCGTCAAGGAATAGTCGTGCTGAGCGAAGAGGAAAAGGTCCGCGTCCGCCACCACATGGGCATGCCGCTCTTGCGGATGGCACCAACGATGGTTGGCGGCGTGCCGCTGCCGACCGAGATGCTGACGCGGCTCGAGCTGGCGATGGACCTCATTCACCCCGCGGCGGAGCCGCACGTGCGCGGCCTCATTACGGCCTGCGACCGCAAAGAGCAGCAGATTATGGACGTCGACGTCCGGCTGCAGGTGGCGAAGGCCGAGGGGATTGAGATGCGGTCAGACGAGGCCGACCAGCGGCGTCGCGAGTACATGTACTGGGTCGGGCTGCTGCAGGACGCGCTCGGGGTGCCCCGCAACCCGTTCTCGGAGCGCGAGCAGTTCAAGCCATCGCGGGCGATGACCAATGTCGGAATGATTGGAGTGATTCGGTCGTGAGCGTGCCCGTTGTCATCAACCACACCGGCGTCCTCACCGCGTGCGCTTGGGGCAGCTCCTTCGGCTCTGGCCCCATCGACACCAGCCTGGCGGCGTCCTATGGAGCCCAGATCCAGAACCAGCAGGACATCCAGGGCGCCATCAGCCCGAGCCCGCCCGTGACGCTCGAGCTGGGCAACGTGGCGGCCGTCCGTTTCCTGCAGGCCAGGTGCATCGGCAACAGCGTCGTCCTGGCGCTCACCAGCGCCAAGGGCACCCAGCAGCTCGTTCCGCTCAGTGGTGGCGGAGAGCTCATTCTGCACCTTCCGGTTGTCGGCGACGAGCTAACGGCGGTCCAGGTGTACGGGGACGGTTCGACCGTCACCTACTTCCTCGCGGGGGACTTGGACTAATGCCAGCCCCCCGCACCAGCCCCAGCGATGTGAGGGCTGAAGTCGTGGCCGCGTCGGGAGTGCTGCACCCGCTCGCCCCGGGCCAGCAGACGCTCGGGGAGTCGCTCGGGACAACGATTGACCAGATTCGTCAAATCGCCACTGACCTCGGGCTCCGCCCATATCGCGTTTGGCTCGTTCACTGGGAGTGGCCGAAGAGCAAGGGCGTCGGCCAGCCGCGCGAGATATACCGCCAAGAGATCCTCCCCACCCCGAAGGTGGCCGACATGAGCGGCGTGCCATTCAACCTTGCGGCCGTCGGGTTGACCGAGATGGGGGGCATCCATGTGAGCAAGATCAGCCAGCGGTACAGCGAGGACGACCTAATTGGCCGGACCCCTGACATGCGAGACCCCCGGCACCCGCGGACCAACCGGGCTAACGTTGAGTTCTTCTGGGAGGTACGGGAGGCACGCCTAACCGAGCCTCCCCCGAAGCCTCGGCGCTTTGTCCCGTCAGGCGTGCCGATGCTCTACCGCGCCGGCATGGAGTGGCGGCTGTCGCTGACCAAGTCGGAGTACACCTTTGACCCTGAGCTGGTTGGAATTGGCTGGTCATGATGCGGACGGTCCATATCCGCAACCTTGTGGGTTACGTGCGTGGTATTCCACCGGCGTGCCATGCCGCCATGGTGAGCGCCGTGCGACGCACGGTCAAGCAGCGCGGGCGAGTGATTGTCGACCAGGAGATCAACGCCACCAGGCCTTATCCGCCCGTCGACCGGGGCAGCTATCGGCGGTCCTGGCATGTGATCGACATTCCCAACGGCGTTCGCATCGCCTCGACCAGTCCCTACGCATCGGTGATTGACCACGGCCGTCGTCCCGGCTCGTGGAGCAACATCCAGGCTCTCACGACGTGGGTGAAGCGCCACGGGATGGATGGCGATCCACGTAGCATCGCCTTCGCCATTGCCGCTGCCATCAAGAAGCGCGGGCTTCCGGCCAAGAAGGTGTTCGAGCGAGCGGCCAAGCGCCTGATCGCCGAGTGCCGCCAAACCGTCAAGGGCGCGCTCGTGGAGGAGAAGGACGGCTAATGCTCCCCGGCGGCTACAGTCGGACCGCGACCATGGACGCTCGCGACGCCATGGCGCTCGCGCTTGCCCGCCTGCTCGAGGGCATCGACCGTCAGATCGGCGGCGAGCGCATCAAGTTTGCGAGGGTGTACGACGAGTGGCCGAGCCCGGACGACAAGTATGACTGCCCGGCCGCCTGCATCCTTTCCGCGCCCGAGTGGACCTACGATGACAGCGGCGACACGCCGAAGATCATGGAGCAAACGCTCGAGGCCAACGCGGACCCGTCGGGCGAGAACGATGATCCGCCCAATTACGCGCTCTACAAGACGGCCGAGGTCCTGGAGCAGTTCTCGCTCGTCTTGCGCGTCAACACGGTGGCCCAGCGGTCGATGCTCAAGCTCGCGGTCGAGGAGGTATTCCAGACCCGCAATATCACGATGGACCCGTGTGGCCAGCGCTACGGCCTGCTGCTCGACCTGCCGGAGTACTACGGCCTGCAGGCCAGGGCATCGCTCCTACGGGGCCAGAATAGCGACAATGACGACTCGGCCATGCGCAACCAACGCGAGGCGACCTTCATCGTGTCCATGCAGACAGCGAAGGTACAGGTTGGCGGCGTCTGGCCGTTCGCCGCCACGATCACTCGCAATACTCAGACCGCGACCGGCGACGACATCTCGTCGGGTACCACCGAATTCAGCGACCCCATTCAGATCCCAGCTAAGCTAAGGAGCCTCTAAATGTTCACTCTCCGCACGACGCAAATGCCGTCCCTGGCCCAGCTGCTCCAGATCGAGCAGATCGTCGCCGTCGACCTGGCCGGCCCTAACCTGCCCGCCAGCCCGGGCGCCGCGCAAGCCTGTCTCGTGGGCGAGTTCCCTCAGGGTCCGTTCACCCCGCAGCTCATCCTGAGCACTGGCGACATTACGGCGCTCTTCCAGAGCGACCCCTCGAAGCTCGAGCTCCTGAGCCAGGGGAGCTTTGCCACCACCATCGGCGGATTGGGCGACGACAATGACGGGGCGGGAATAGCCTTTGACGGCAACGGCTTCGCCGAGCTCAAGGGCAAGACCTTCAGCGGCCTCGTCATTCAGCGCGTCGACAGCGACATAATTGTCGCCGGCGACGGCTCGAGCCAGCTCAAGGCCTTCATTTCCTTCAACGTGAACGTTGGGGCCAATGACCTGAACTCGGGCGCGACGGCGACGAACAAGCAGCTCGTGATCCCGGCGGGCACCAGATTCGCCAACAATGCCTCGCTCCCGGTCGCCAACTGCGTGATCGCGACGAGCCAGCAGTTCGTGATCCCGGCCGGGACGCCGTGCACTGGTGTGCTGGCGGTCGGGATCAACGCGGTCCAGGACCCCGCGACGGGCATTCTTACCTACGTCGCTACCGGCGGCACCATGGGCGTGACGTGCTTTTTAGTGCTCGGGTCGAACGACGGCGGTGGACCTATCAGCAACGTAATAGACCCCGCGATTCCGGGCGCCGATCCACTGACCTCCCTGTCGATGCTCAACAGTACGATCAGTGTTGCGTCGCCAGCGACTCGCATTCCGGTCTACGCTCCTGCCGGTGGCGCAGCGCAGCCCACCTACCTCAGCGATTGCATTGCCCTCTGTTACCCGGCCGCCATCGCCAAGACGCTGCCGGGGACGCCGCAGACCAACAACATCATCGCCATTTGGTCGGCCCGCAACTACAAGGGCTCGGCCGCCAACATCAAGGCCATCCGCCTGGCTCTCTGGAACAACGCAATCCAGAGCAGTGCCACTGGGCGCGGCCGCGTCGCCTGCGTGACCGCGTTTCCGGCCCAGGACACCACCGGGGCCGCCGCATTCACGGCCGAGGGCCTCTACCTCGGCCTGAAGGCGACCGACGGGGTGGCGGCTTCGAATGCCGACGCTGACCGATACTGGGTGAGCGGCCCCTACGTGCAGGTGTGGAGCACGGAGCTCGCCCAGGACATCACGATCAGCGTGTGCGGCGCCAGGGCGGCCATGAAGGTGAACCTGTATAACGCCGGCAAGTCTGAGTACCAGACCAGCGTGGGGCCCCAGGAGAATGGCCCGCTCCAGAACGTCGACGCGCTCGAGGTCTGCTTCCAGGCGAACGCTCCACAGGAGTCCGACTTCATCAGCTTCAAGGCAGGCGGAGTCGCATGGCTCACCAACGACCCCTCTGCCGGCTGGTGGTTTTACAGCGGCGTCACGGGAGCCGACCCCGTTCAGTTCGAGAACCGGGTGGCGGACAACCGGCGCAGCTTCGCGGACGAGATCGAGGACATGGTGTTTGCCCTTGCCGCTCCGTACGCCAAGAAGCCGGGCACCGTCTCGCGCGCCGACGGGTTTGTGAATGACATGAACTCCTACCTCGACCCGATGAAGAACCCGACCGCCGGGGACGCCCGGTGCGAGGATTACAAGGTGAGCGATGGTGCCGCCGCCGGCAACACCGCCACCCTGAATGCCCAAGGCGTCTATTTGTTCCAGGTGGCGGTCCAGATGTTCGGCGACCTGGACTACATTGTGGTACAGGCGTCGATCGGACCCAACGTAGTCATCACCCAGACCGCCTAAGCAGGAGCACAGTCCCCATGCCCAATAACGCTGACTACCGGATTCTTGGCCGCGATTCGACGATGCGGCTAACCTCGAACGGGATCGTCCTCGAGGAGACGACGGCTCTGTCGAACATCGACATCAAACTGGTTCAAACCCTGCTGAGCGAGGGCTTCCTGGGCGAGGTGTCGAAGCGACACGTCGAAGTCTTTGACGAGGTCGATGTCTCGTGGAACGTCGAGCCCGAGGGCTCGCAGATCATGCTGATGCAGCAGGCGATCTATCAGCGGGCCCGTGGCGACACGACCCCGTTGCAGATCAACCTGGGACTCCGCCTCGCGTTCCCCTCGGGCACCAATGTGCGCCTCATCATTCCGAACCTGAAGTTCGGCGTGAACGGCGACTTCAGCGTTCCCGGCCGCGAGCAGTTCGACAAGATGGCGTTCTCGGCGAAGGCGACGGCATATATCCCGACATTCGTCTAGCGCCCAACTGTAGCTACGAGGAGGCTTCACCCATGTCCGAGATGCAGAACATTGCCGCGGCGGCGTCCGCGGCGCAGGCGGCCTTACCCAGGTATGATTTCGAGATCGAGGAAGATCCCCGCGTGCCGGGTAGCCTTTCGCCCACCGACCCGAAGAAAGTCACACTCCGCCGCCTGACTTATTCGGAAGAGAAGGCCGCGCTCTCGGCCATCAACCACGGCGGCCACGCCTACGAGTACGAGGGTGCCATGCGGGCGCTCGATGCCGTTGACGGCAAGACCGTCACCTGGGAGGCGGACGAGAAGCAGAGGGTCTGGGAGTCGTTCTCCCCGGTCGTGCGCGACCTGCTGGCCAGTGGCTTCTTGCGCTACTGCCTTCCGACGCCAGGGCAGCGTGCCAATTTTTTAGCGAGCGTGAAGATAAGGTTTCCGAACGGAGGATAGAGAGTCGCCTACTGACCGCGCTCTGGGATGACGTCGCTTACTGCTGCCGGTACGGACACCAACCACTGTCAGAAATTTTCAGCCTGTCTCGCTTCGAAGTGACCGCATTCAAGGAGGCCCTGGGCAGGCTGGTGGAAGCGGAAAACAAGAAGACCTGAGACATGCCCGACAACACGACAAAGGTGGAGGGACTCGACTTCACGGTCGCTGACCATAGCAGTCAGCCGACCGAGAAGATGACGCGAGCCTTTGAGGCCTTCCAGGGCGCGGTATCCGCGACCCAGAGCAAGCTCAGCTCCCTCGGCCACTACACCGCCATGACAGCCCTCGGAGCGGTCGGGCTCGGCATCGGCTTCCGCGAGCTCGCCGGCAAGGCCATGGAGGCCAACCGCGAGCTTGAGGACGCCACCAAACGCATCGCCGGCATGCAGTATGCATTTGGCGGCTGGGCCAAGGGAACCTCGGCACAGGAGAGGTGGGCTCGCTCGATGGAAGTTGGAACCGAGGTCGTCGAGCGCCTCAAGCCCTCCGAGGATAAGCTCAAGATCGGTCGCGGCGAGTTGGCCGACATCTACCGCTCGACCGAGGCCCTGAGCGAGCGCTACGGGCTCTCGCAGGAGAAACATCTCGACCTGACGGAGAAGCTGGGGGCGGCACAGAAGGTGCTCGGCACGAGCGCCGAAAGCGCGTCGATGATCCTCGCCCGCTCGGCCTTCACCGGCCATGTGAGGCTGTCTGGCGACTTCAGCAAGGCGCTGGCCTACTCAGTGGGCAACCAGAAGGAGTTCGCCAAGCTCAGCGAGGCGAAGCGCTTCGAGAAGCTGCAGAAGGCCATGGGTGATATGGTGCCGGCGGCTCAGGGGATGGGCAAGAGCATTGAGGGGTCCATGTTCGACATCCGCAAGAGTGTCGGCGAGCTCACGCGCGACCTGAGCGGACCGCTGTTCAAGGAGATCACCCAGTCGGTGCGCGATTGGGCAGGCGAGATGACGCGGGTACAGGCGAGCGGCAGGAGCATCGCCCACGAGTACGGCGAGAAGCTCGTGACCGCGTTCGGCTACCTCAAGAGCGCCACCGGGTTCATCAAGGACAACTGGATGGTGATAGCCGGGCTCTTCGGGGCCAGTAAGTTCGCCGGCATGGCGGGGAGCGTTGCCGCCTGGGGCGGCAAGACGGGCGCTGCCGCGGCGGTGGCTGGCGCCGCCGGCGGAGCGGTCGGCACCATGCAGGTCAAGGCCGGGGTTGTGAACGTCGATTCTGCGGGGGCTGTGGCGGCCATGCAGCCCGCTGGCGAGGCGATGGCGACGCGCTCGACGCTTTCCCAGACCATCGGCAAGTTTGCGGGCCTGGCGTCCAAGGCCTTGGTGGTGACGGAGGCACTCGGTGCGCTCTACATCGGCGCCCGGGGCGCCGCCAAGATGCTCGACGACTGGCACAACCATGAGATCGCCAGAGACGCGGCCTATGGCACCGATAGCCCGCTGGCCGGCACTTACGGCACAAAGGCCGCCAGGCAGATGGAGGCGTTCCGTGGCCTACAGGCTGGCGGCGGCTTTCGCACCGAGTACTGGGACGTCGAGGCCAAGGCCCGAGAGACCTTCACGGCCTACCAGGCCGCCTATGGCCGCATGATCACACGCAAAGGCGTCGACTCCCACGAGGCCTACGAGGCCTATGGGGCCATGGCGCAATCGACGCGCGCCAAGCAACTCTCTGCCCTGGGGCTCAGCACCGGGGCAACCGCCGAGCAGTTCGTCGGCAAGCTCGACGAGATGGTGAAGGTGCTGGCCAAGTTCCTGCCCACCGAGCAGAGGCCGGACATTTCCGGCAAGGGCAACATCCACCAGACGATCCAGCACGTCGAACTGCACCCTGACTTCAAGGATCCGAACCCCGACCGTGTCTGGCACAAGCTCACGCGAGAGGTCGTCGACATCGCCCACAACCCCCGCGGCTCCATGATTCCCGCGATCGGAGGCCCCTGATGGCCGATGAGTGGGAGTCAGGGCTCGTGGAGATCGTCCCGCTCGCGGGCGGCTACCCGACCATCCAGCTGCGCGGCGGAGGCCTGCCCTTCAAGGGCGTTGAGTTCGGCGGCCGGCAGCGGCTGAAGACTACCTGGTACATCGGTAACCCGATCGGGACTCAGCTGGCGGCCGGCCCGACCGCGACCCCTACCACCATGACGGGCCGCTGGATGGATCAGCATCTCGGCACCGGCGGGGCCCGGGCGCTCGTCCTGCAGTTCGAGGCCTTGCGCGACCGAGCCATTCCACTCGAGGTGCGCTGGGGCGGCCGGGATCTCCCGGGCGGCGAAGACCCCGCGCTCGTGCGCCGGGGAAAAATCGCAGATTTCAGACCGAAGTACCACATGACCTGGCACGTCGAATGGACGTGCGAGTTCGAGTGGTCGGGCGATGCGGTGCAGACGCAGTCCCCCACCTTCTCGAGTGCCTTCAGCCCGCAGATGAACGACTTTTCGGCCCTCGAGGAGGCCCTCGGATCGACGCAAGACCAGACGCAGTCCTGGCTCGAGGCCTTCTTCGCCTGGCAGCCCGGCCTTGCCGGCGCGATGCGCTCGGTCTTGGATGCGGTGTCGGAGGTGCAGAGCGCCATCGCGGCAGCGCTCACGGTCGTGGACGCGGCGAATGACGTGATCTCAACCGCGGCCAGCGGCGTCGGGGGCGTGCGGAGCGAGACCGCGACCCAGGTGTGCGGATGCTGCGACCAGGTCATTAGTGCGTGCCAGACCGGCCGAGCGGCGCTGTCCGATGTCGTCGGGCTCTGGACCGGCATCTCGAGCCCGCTCGCGGGGCAGGCCTTTGTTGCCCAGGGCACCGCCAATCGCCAGCAGGCCGCCATCGCGAAGCTGGCCATGTTCCCCACCGACGACCCCCTGGCCCGGCTCGATGGGCAGTTGGCGATCGACGACCTTGTCTTGTCGTGGGATCTGCTGGCCTTGCAGGCAGCACTGGCCTCCTCGGCCCTTGCGAGCCAGCAGATCCCCGACATTATTGCCATCGTGCGTCCGCCCGCCGGCAGCGACCTGCGCGACCTTGCGGTCGCCTACTACGGCGACGCTGACGCCTGGGATGTCATTGCCGACTACAACGACCTGCCGGATTCTCTCGTGCCGGCGTCACCCACCGGCCCGAGCGACGACGGTGGGCCCGCTATTCTCATTCCGCGCATGCCCGACCAGCTGACCCGGAGCCAGCAGCAACAGCAGCCCAATAACTCAGCGCTGCAGGCGGGAGCGACCGCGTGAGCGCGCCAACTCCCCAGCCCCGCGACTACCGCCCGGCGTGGCTCCTGCACATGTTCGTGCGCTACGAAGACGGCGGCGCCGGCGACGACTCCAGTGCCCAGGACGGCTCGGAGCCCTACCAGGACCCCGCGGTCAAGCAGCAGCAGGACGCCGCTGTTCTCGACGGGCAGTTCGCCACCGAGGCCGCCGCGAGCCAGGGCTACTCCCGGTCGGCCATGATCGAGCTCAGCTCGGCATCGAAAACTCTGCGCCGCCAGGCCGCGTCCTCCCGGCAGCAGATCGATTCGTCGGCTGGCGACCTGGGCGCCGATGACCCGTTCTCCGACGACTTTTTCACGTCCCCGACCGAGCTTACCTTCGAAGACCGCGGCTTCCGCGAAGCCGACATGTTGACGTGCTCGTTCCCATTCCAAGATCTCGGCATCTTCCCCCTCATCATCCGCGAGATCCGCGTCGAGGCCTGGGTCGGGACCGTGCGGGTCGAGGACTTCGCCACGCCAGACAATTGGCGCCTGCGGCCAATCGCCAGCGACCGTTGCGTGCGGCGCTTCAACGGGTACGTCGACCTCGACGAGATGGAGTTCGACGCGCAGCAGGGCCTCGTGCACCTGAAGGCGCGCAGCTACATCTCTGTGCTGATCGACAACCACATCAACCCGCTGGCGAAGGCCCACCTGATGCACGCTGAGGAGGAGTACCTCACCACGTACATCAACCGCATCCTGTCCGAGTTCCCCCCCACGTCAGGCGAGCACGGCGATGCGTTCAGAGCCGTCTGGTACGGAGGCGCCGCTGCGGCCGAGCCGAAGCTGTCCCGCAAGATGCTGATGCGGTCGCTGCAGACGGCCGCGAGTCGCAATGCGGCGGCCGGCCAATCGTCCACCGACCCGACCAACGCTCAGCCCGACCCGGAGAACGAAGCGGCCGACCCAAGCGGCACAGGCGACGCCGCTCCCGGCGGGCTCGCCGGCATCGCCCCTGCCGCGGTCACGGCCGAGGGAATGCCGATCTGGGACATGATCGTGCAGGCCTGCGAGCTGTGCGGCGTGATGCCGCTATACCGGCCCAGTCTGCCGGTTGCGAACGGTAGTGTGGCTGGCGTGGCGCAGACAGTCGAGCCGGCCGACTACCTGCTCCTCGTGCCCCCGGAGGCCTTCCTCGACGACGTCTCGAGTGCGACGCAAATCTCAGGCGGCTCGCGCGACGGATTCCGGCGCCAGTTCACCGACGATCAGGGCAACACCTTCGGCTCCGATGTGCGCTTCATGGTCTGGGGACACAACCTGTCGAAGATGAAGCTCTCCCGGAAGATGGGCAAGGCGCGGCCCCAGGCGGTCGAGGTGCACGCCTACAACCCGGACGCCCGGGGGGCTCTCCGCCAGCTGGTCAGCCGCTTTCCCAAGCACGTCTACAAGCACCGGGGAGCCAAGGGACGCGTCGGGGCCAAGGGCGCCAGTAAGATGGGGGAGAAGGGACACGGAAAGATCGACTCCGTGCGGATCTTCGAGGTGCAGGGAGTGCGCGACCAGCTCGCGCTCGACTCCATCGCCGTCTCGCTCTACCACCAGCTCGCGCGCCAAGAGCTCACCATGGAGATCGAGACCGACGAGCTAGCCTCCTACATCGACCCGGCGGCCAGCGCCGCGAACGGCAAGCTGGTGCCCCTGCAGCACAATGACCAGCCAGACCTGCTGCATCTGTGCGCCGGCACCCCGGTCCACGTCACGGTGGCCAAGCAGTCGACCGACAGCAACGACCTCACGATCTCGACCCTGTCAGAGTTCTACGACTTGACGGGCCAGAACATCCTGAAGCTGCTCACCGACCAGAACAACCGCTGGGGCGCGTGGCGCAGCGGAGGCCCCCTCGACCAGCAGGCCCTCGAGTCCAGCGCGCGGAAGATCCAGGCGGCCTACCAGCGCGCGAAGCTGCCGAGCGTCTACTACTGCCGCGGCATCCAAGACACCTTCGGCGCGGGCGATGACATCTTCCACAGCCGCATGGAGCTTACCAACTACATGCCGGCCAATGACCCGAAGAACCTCGATGTCACCAGCCAGCAGATGAACGACCGCCGGAAGAAGACCCCCACGACGGTCAAGGGGCGCCAGCAGGTGTCCGAGAGCAACCGCACGGCGGCGGTTGTCGACAAGGCCAGCCGGATTGGAGCGGGCCGGCGGTAATGCAGCCCACGCGCTCACCTGGCACGGACGTTCGCAGCGGCATCGACGCGCATGCGCTGAGCCGCGCCGTAGAGCGCCCGGGTATCGATACCCGGGCGTGGGTAATGGAAGGCACCGTCTGCACCCTCGACCGAAACTCGGGTGACTTCGACTACACCGACCACCGGGCGGTGTGGAACGACTCCGGGGGCGTGCACGTCGACGTCCTGCTGTCGAATGGCCACCATGTGACGGCCCGCTACGCGGGCATTCAGGCCGGCGACGTGACGATCCTTGCTCCCATTCGCCCAGGCGACCCGGTGGTCGTTGTCAACCCGGGCGGCTCTCTCATGGTGCCGGTGGTCGTCGCCATCCTGCACACCCGCTCGAACCGCCAGCCCACCGCGAACCGGGTGCCGATCTTCGACAACAACCGCCTGCTCATGTACGCCAACACCGTGCCGATCGACATCCGCACCGCGGGCGGGGTGCAGGTGCTACTCGACCAGCAGGGCAATGTCACGGTCACGGCGAGCACGACCAACCTCGGCGGAAGTGACCAGCTGCACCCGGTGCCCCAGGGCGACCTCCAGCAGACGGCCCTGAATGACCTCGCGACGGCCCTGCAGACCTACATCGCCGCCATCCAGCCGATTGCAGACCCGAGCGGCTCCGCCACGGCAACTCTCGGCACCGCCATCAGTGCTTTTCTCGCGGCCCAATACCTCTCAGCAAAGGTCAACACCCAATGAGCTTATGCCCTCCCCAGCCGCCTGCCATTCCGTCGGTGCCCGAGGGCGCTCTCGCGCCGGAGCTCGTGCGCGTGCAGGTCTCGAGCGGCTCGAGCGGCGTTGACCTGTCGGCCATCGACGTCTCGGCCGCCGCGCTCCGCCTGTACCCGAGGAGCGGCAACTCCACCAAGCCCATCGTCTGGGCGCTCACGCTCGAGTCGGCGACTCCGACCTTGCTCGTGGCTTCGCATCAGTTCCAGTCGGGTGATACCGAGGGCAAGCGGGGCATTTACAACGCCTACGTCTACATGACGCCCGGTGCCGGCGGACAACTGCGGGCCAAGTGCGGCCTCTTTGAAATCACAGCGCTTTAGGAAAGGACAGCTCCATGCTCCACGAACTGCAAGACCTCGATGAACGCGCCCTGGCTGCGATGCAGGCCATGGTGGGCCTCCCCGACCACGTGCGCATCGAGCGCGCGGTCGCTCACGTGAAGGTGTTCGAGAAGGAGGGCGGTAAGCTCATCTCGGAAGCCTGGGGGCAGAACCTGAAGACCACGGCGGGTATCGACTTTCTGTTCGCCCAGGGCTACAGCGCCGCGCCCGGTGCCAACGGGCTCAACTACGTGGCCAACTCCACCGACACGACCCTCAGCGAGACGGCGGCCAGCACCTCGATGAACGACGAGATCGTCGCCTACGGCCTGCAGCGCGCCCAGGGCACCTACGCTCACACGGCCGGGCAGTCGACCTGCACGGTCACGTACCAGTTCACGGTGGCGGGGTACAGTGGCGTTATCACGGTGGGCAAGTGCTGTCTCTACAGCGCTGCCGTAGGTGGAGCCGTGAATCACATCCTCCTGCTCACGACCCCGCAGCCGCTGGTGAACGGTAACGTTTTCCAGGTGCAGTTCACTATCACTATCAGCTAGCCCCCGCCGCCATGGCGACCATCACTCACCCATTTGTCTCAAATGTGGGCTAGCGCTTTTCAGCCGAACGCCTTCGAGAACGACGCCTTCCAGACCTACTTCGAGGCGGCGCTCGCAGAGGCTGTCAGCACGGTCGCAGCCTTGGCGGAGTCGACCTCGGTCCAGGTGAGGCTTGCCGACACCGCCAGCCTTGGGGAAGCCGTGGC